CTAGTCCACGCACTAAATCCAATCTGTGCAAAGGTTATAGCAGTAGTTACCGCTGCAAAGGCAAGTGATAATCCACCTGGTCCACTTAATGAAGAAAGTAAATTTTTACCTAATGATTGCCCAGTAGCTGCCGCCTCTTTTTTAGCTGCTGCTAATGAATCTACAAATGGTCCGATGTTATTCGCAATACCTATGAACCCATAAGCCGAATCACTCACAATACGAGATAGATTCGTAATAGAATAACTAGCACTATTAAGCTGCTGTGGCATCTTATTGATGGCACCACTTGTAGCAGTTATCTGCGTCTTTAATCCTGCAATATCTGTCTGTAATTTCTTAGCGTTCTGTGATAACCGGTTAAACTCTGAACCAGTACCTACTTTGCCTAGTTCTGACTGTATATTCTTTAACTCTTGCTCAGCCTTTCTTAACTCAGACACAAATGCTTCAGTATTGGCATTTATATTTATGTTAGCCTGTAATCCTTGTACATCTCGTAGATTGGTCTCAATGAATTTCTTTATGTCAGCAATGGAGCTTAAATTAGCTGTAATAGGTATCTCTACCGGAGGAATGCTCTCTAATTGATTCTCGGCCTGTGCTACACTTGTCACCAACTGATTAGCATCAGCCGTAATAGGGATGGGTATAGACTTTAGGTTCATCAGCTCACTCTCAACCTTACTTATCGTACTGTCTATCTGAGTAGAATCAGCCTTAATAGGGATGGGTATAGACTTTAGGTTCATCAGCTCACTCTCAACCTTACTTATCGTACTGTCTATCTGAGTAGAATCAGCCTTAATATCTATCAATGATATTGATGATCCTATTGCTTTTAACTCTGCCTCCGCCTTTAAAAATGTAGCATCTAATTGAGACGCATCAGCTGTAATCTTGACTTGTGAGGCATATCCTTGAAGTATCTTTAACTCATCCTCAGATTTCTTTATCTGAGCTATCAGCTGCGTATTATCAGCTGTAATATCTATTGGAGGAAGTTGTGTCTTTAGATTGGAGATTATATTCTTAGTCTCAGCAATCTTCTTATTCAATTCGTCTATCTTCTTACTATCACCTGTATTATTGAGCTGCGTCTGAAATGCCTTTAACTCACTTTCTGCTTTCTTTAATTCTGCCTGCAATTTACTAGTATCCGCACCGACTACTATCTTAATTTCTTCAGCCATCTTACTTAACTTTTATATTATGTCTGTTAATTATCGCATCATATTCCTCTTTATTCATTGGCTGCACATTCTTTGGCTTTTCATCATCAGCCATCGGCCAAAACCTCTCTATGTTACCTATCGCCTTACTACCTGCCATAGACTCAGCTATACGAAAGGAAGCAAACCTCATCAACTTAGCCGATTCGGTTTGCTTCTCAATATATCCCTCACAGGCTGCGTAAAACTCTATCGGCAAACTTGTATAATATTGATACGCAGACCAACCTAGTTTACCCAATGCAAACTTTAAGCTGTCAAAGCATTGCTCTTTAATACTTTTTTTTTGCCACCTTCTAATATCTCCTCACCACTCTTTACGAGTGTCTTCCATATCTGCGTCTCTGTCATGGCGTTAGTAACCATTGTGATTACATTAGCTTTATTCTCCAACGCATCAACCCAATCGCATACATCCTCAAAAGTATAATCCGCCTCTTCCTGTTTAACATAAGTATTGCCCATCAATCCTCCGTAAAACATGGCATACATAAATGCTGATTGAGTAGTACCGTTATTATGCTTGCTAATTAATTCTATGGCAAGCTGGTTAAACTTTAACCCCCTCTTTTTGCCTCCGATTTCAATTTGTAGATAACTCATTTTATTATTGTGTGTTTGGTTTAGAAATATCGTATGGCTACAGCATCAAAAAGATTTGTTAACTTATCTTCAGATGTATCTGCATTATTTAAAGCATTTCTTACCCATACATTATTTGTATTAGTAAAATCTTCAGTACTAGTCCAGTAAAATGTAAAGCTTAATGCAGGGAAATACCCGTTTAAATGTTGTGTTATGATTTGAGCCATTTCATCATATGAAGGCATAACCCAATCATTGTAACCATAAAATCCGCCATTAGCACATGATAGAGCTGGTAATGATGTAACATTAGCAATAATGGCAGCTGTATTAGCTGTACCATCACCTATACCAAATCCATATGCTGATGTTGGAGTATGTGCTATCGCCCAATTATCTGTGGCTACAGAAGTTCCATCTCCATAAACTACAAAGCCATGCTGTCCTGTGCCATCAATATAGGCAATATTACCTCCCTGATATGATTGTCCAATACTTAATGATGGACCACTAGGCACTACCGTTATAGTAGGCAAACCATAAGGACTTATACTCATCGTAAAAACCCCAATAGTGTCATAAGAATATGTGCTACTAAGTTCTGATATGAATCCAGTACCTTCCTGAATCTCATCCCCAGCCACTGGACTTGCAGGACTTAACTTCCATCCTATAGTCTGTTCTGCTCTTAATAGTTGTAATAAGTTTGAGCCACTTATACTACCTGCATTAGGATCTTGTAAGTGCTGACCTTCAAAAGATATTGATACCTCAACAGTGCCAGGACTCTTATCAGGTCCGCAGGCGGAGGAAGCATCAACAACTGATACGCTGTCATTGCTAGAAACAGAAGTGAGACAAACTACTGTATCGTAATTTGTCCCACCTGTTGGATCAATGAAGAGTAGCATATCGCCACCCTGTATCTTATGTTCTGCCATTTATTATGCTGTAATAGTTATAGAAGGAGTTCCAAACGGCTGCAAAGTCAAACTGAATGTGCCGATAGAATCGTATGAATACGTACTACCTAATTCAGATATGTATCCTGTGCCTTCCTGAACTTCATCCCCTGTAACTGGAGCAACTGGACTTAACTTAAAGCCAACAGTAGCTTTGTTTCTCAACAACTGACGGAGATTAGTACCCGAAATTTTACCACTCGCAGGATCTTGCAAATGCTGACCTTCAAAAGTATAAGAAATCTCAATAGTACCAGGACTCTTATCAGGTCCACACGCACTTGATGCGTCTACTACAGATACTGCGTCTGCTGTTGTCAAATTGGTAAGACATACGACTGTATCGTAATCAGTACCTCCAGTTGGATCGATAAACAGCAACATCGTACCACCGGCTACCTTGTGTTCACTCATTTTTTTTAATTTTTATATTTGTTATGAAATTACGAAAATATCTTGTTGAAAAATCAATACACGTGAAATAAATATTTTGCCCCCAATCTCACCATATCTATCCGTTCTGTCTGTCTGTACATTCAAGTTCATCATCTGTAATCCAAAGGCTGATAAATCTAAAACAGCGTTACTATCTGGCTTTACAGCTGCATATATTAAAGCACACGCCTCATTTAACGCCTTAGAATTATTATACTTATATTCCCATGAATGAACCGATATCTGTATCGTAGTGCTAGTGTCTGAGCTATTGCTAGTTGATGACTCAACATTTATGACATCACTCAGAACAGCATAGATCTTATCCTTAACATCATCAGGCTCCTCGCCCTCATAAATTGGTATGTTAACCGTACTGATGGCATTATAATATGCCGTAAGTAGTGATGTATTAATATCTATCATTTGAATATATCTTTTATATTACCAATTAATATAGGTAGGTTTTTGTTAATAGATGGATATAAAAAAGGTCTTGGTTTTATACCATCAATTAATATTTTTCTAGCTATTGGATACGCCGCCTCTTCATCTATTCCTTTTCTTTTACACCATTCAGTTATATTTAATAACATCTCCTTAAAATTACCACCGCCACTCATAGGACCTTTAAAAGTTCCAGCAAAGGCTTGCCAGTCTGTGGGTAAACTACTTACATACTCAGCCGCAAACTTTCGTGTGCCAAATTCAATATAGGCTGCATACTTAGTATTAGCTGTTATTGTAACTGAACCGCTGCCATACTCAGGATTAATATTCCTTAGCAAGTTGCCCTCATCAGAGCTGTTATTCTTAACTAAATTCTTAGCATCTCTTACTACATCATCAGCAAAGGCATTAAGCTCAGACTGCACATCATTCTGCGCCTCGTTAGCTAATTTATTAAACTTAGCCAATAACGCCTCTATGCCTGATGCCTTTAGATTTATCATGGTAACGCTGCTGGGTAAATAATAAAATCAATAAATGTAGTCTTTAATAAATCATCTGATAAAGTCCATACCTTATCTTTTACACTCATCCTTATATTATCAGAATCAATCTTAATAATAGTATAGCTATTAGTACCACTATTCATAGACAAATTAAAAAATACTTTTGTCTGCTCAGGCACCTCTCCTGCAAACGCATCTACCAAATATCCATTATAAATACCAACACTCACATAAGTCCATAATATCGATCCTATCCTATTCTCATACTCATAATCAACAGTAGGATCTGATGTTGCGACCTGTGTCATTGATGTCCTATATTGTAAACCTGGATTGACAAAATTTGTCAAGTCACCTACTGTCATACTGCCCTCCTCAAATGCTGGTCTTAGACCAGGTATAATATCCCCAGCCTGTAACGCTCCTAAATTAGGTAATAAATTATATGGTATTTTGTAGCTCATTAATTAATAGATTCGTCTAGTTTAGTTGCCGTAATAAACTCCCAATCTCTAGCCGCCTCACTTCTTATCTGTACACTATTAATCTTATACTGATAGCCATTATACTCTATTACATCATTACTCCTAGTAGGTCTCGCAACTTCGTACCTCATCACAAAGATTTGGTCATACGTCCACTCCCTTTGCTGATAGTCATTTCTAGGACTGCCATTCCTATCCCTTACCTCCGACCACTTAGTCCAACTTGATGTATTATCAGCTACCAACCCCCCAAACTCATTCTTTGTGGTTGTATATCTTTTTATAGTAATCCTGCGGTTTAACTTATACACGTCTGAAAGGATTTAATAATGATTTAGCTATTGGACTTACCTCATCCATCGCCTGACTTCTATTGTCATATAACCAATATATTTGGTTAAGCAACGCAGTCTTTAATGTCTGTGGTAATACATCATAGCCAGTAGAATAATCTATAGTTATATTATTCTGTCTTGGATATTCTAATCTCTTAAAGGATTGACCTGATAATTTATAAGTACTATCCAATACTAATATATTCCCATTAGCATCAGTTACCTGATTAATAGCTAGCAAGGGACCATAAGGGATGTAGATATCCCCATTAGAATTATTCAAGGTAGCAACGGCATTATGTACAATAAATCCTACACCGGTATAAGCCTCACAATACAACCTCGCAGCTGTTATTAAGGCAGTTATAATATCATCATCAGTGTTTATATCTACTTTACAGAAATCCTTTGCTTCATTTAATGTGACTGGTTCTACAATTATTCCATCGTCAAATTGTATATCTAAAACAGAATTATAATTTATCATCTTTTATATTTTAAAAAGGCCCCTCTCAGATGAGAGAGGCCCGTTATCTACATTACCAAACCACAACTTTAAGGATCTGTGTATAATACTTGACTATCCTCTGTCAGTAAGTCATCCCCCGCTTCAGTTTGAATCGGCTCGGAGCTTACTGTTAATCTAAAAAAATTGCAGAAGTAGGAAGCATTAAGTTCAACTCTTCTTGACACTCAATTCTAGCAGTAATCAAGTTCTTTGTGAAATTGTCTGCATCTTCTAACGCAAAAGTAATGTTGACAGCTTCAGTCTCTACTCTCTCGATATAATCCATGTCGAATACTAAGTAGGTACTATCTGTTGCCCATGACGCAGATACTACTGGAGTACCAGCAATAACCACAGCACCACTTGCTACAGAACTAACACCAGCCGCACCAGGATAATATCCGTTAGTCAATAATGTTCTGTTGATTAATCCTAAAGTCTTAGGACTTACCACAACGTAAGAAGCATTAAAGTTAGATGACTGTTGGTTAGCTATCAAGTCCATGATAATCTCAACAGGATTAGCACCAGTAGTAGTATTATCACCAGTTGCTCCACCAATTACACTAGCATAAAAATTAGCATTCTCAGTCTTATAGAAATCACGAGTCAACAAACGTGGTAAAGTAGTTTGCATATATGGTAATTGCTTAGCCATTTGCTTAGAGAATCTTGCAAAACCTGCAATGTAATTCTCAACAACTTTAACCTCTGTGAAGTCATACTGAACTTGAGTCTTAGCAGCTCCTTCAGTCTGAACACCCATAGCCTGTACACCTGAAGTCTCACGATACTGAACATAAAGACCAGTAGGAGATATAGCTGTAGAGATAATGTCTCTCATGTTTACTTTCTGTGATGGCAACAAAGCCTGACGTGAACTATAAGAAGCCACACCACTTAAGTTACCATTAGGATCTAATGAACCACCCAAAGTCATATCAGCCTTAATCTCCATTTTAAAAGATTGCCCTTGCTTTATTGACTGGATAGCATCAAAGTTCTTTTCTAACGCTGCACCAAAAGCCTCATCAAAAGTGATGATTCTATTGTCAGACTTGTTAGTGCTTTTTACTCTTGTTTGAACAATATCAAGTGCCTTAATAGTTGCAGCCATATCAGCTTTAACCTTAGCTACTTCTTCATTCATAGACTTAACTGCATCAGCAGAGTCATTACTTGCAAAAGCCTCTAGCTTTGCGTTTACATCAGCTAATACTGATTTCAATTGATCAGCGATTTCGCTCTTAGTCTTTTCAGTAATTGAAGTCTCTAATGTTGACTTCAACCCCTCCAATTCTACTAATAATTCTTTCTTTTCCATATTGGATAGTTTTTTATTTATTAAGATTATTGTTAAACTGCCTAATTATATCCGCAACACTTTCTTCTGGCTGAATGGCGTTAACCGGTTCAGTAGTACTCTTCATATCTAGGATTAATTGTGCTAATTGTTTACTGTGCAATAACAGCATCTGTATAGTATCATCAGTAGCTGCCGTATTTCTGCAAAACTTCTCAATCGCCTCATGCTTAGCTACCAACAAGTCAACATCATTAAGTGACTTAAGTGATGTTATAGGAGTCAATGGATTTGCTCCCCATGCCGTAAGTGAACTTCCCTCATACAACTTTATCTCTGTAATCTCATACTGCCCTCCTGACGGATTCTTAATATAGTTTTCATAGGATTGGATCTGATTGCGTTTGATAATCTTGAACCCAATAGAATGCTCCGTAATAAGTCCGCTCTCAACCATCTTGATAAAGTCCTCACCGCCTTCATGACTTCCTACCTGTGACTCATACGCTAAGCCATAGCTATCCTCAGTCAATGACTTTAGAACGCCTAACGGTAACGATGGATCGTGATTAAGAAGATGCTTGATTCTAGGAAGTGATGACTCTGGGCCATTCTCTCTTATAGTCTTAGTAAATGCACCTGGTCTTATTATATCCCCATCAGCATCCACGTTATTAAACTTAGAGAAGTACCCAGTAACTATCCCCTGCTTAGGGTTTAAGTCCATTATCTCAGCAGATAAGACCTCTGTTTTAATGTTTAGGATATTGTTCACTTGTATAAAGTTAATTTATTTTAATTTATTTACAAAAATATCTTACGCTCTAATTATTCTCCCATTCCTATCCCTCTTAGCTTGGAATGCAACTGTACATCTACAATTCACTATCTCAACTGCTGGAACAGCTAACCCATTAGGCTGCGTTCTTACTCCAGGCTGTTGCATGAATATATCTCCTAGCTTATTACTCTGTAATTTAAAAGGCTCCTCATAATCAATAGTAGTGCCATCAATCGTTAGATGATTTGCCCACTGATTATGCCTCGTTCTATTATCCTGAATACTTAGCCATATCTTCTTCATCTGATAGCCTGACTTTTTAGCGTATATCATAGCCGCACCATTGGCAGCCGTCACAGTCTCAGTCCTTGCTATCCTTCTCGCTCTCATCCTGCCTAACTCAGAATTAGTTGTTAAACTCCTTACTATCTCATTAATACTTAACCCCTCCATTGATGCTCTTTGCAATGTACGCTGTATTACTTCACGAGTATAAGCCGTAATCCCCTCAGCATCATTTAGTAAGTCTATACCATAATACTCATTCATCAACGCAACTATCTCCTCATTAAATCCCATACGCCCATCTGCCTTAATACCATCCATTCTTACCACCCTTGCCCATGCAGGACCTACCTTCTTATAAAGTTCTATCAATGTTGTGTATATTGGAAAGGATGGGATAGCCATTATATCCTGTGTCTTTAAGAACGCCTCTAACTGTATCTTTAACGCACGATTAAACCGCTTCTCAAAGTATCTCTCATACTTTTGTTGAAAGCGGTTCCATTTGCTCATATACTCATTCTTCTCCTTATTCGTCATATCTGTATTGTTATGCCCATACCGGGATGACCTAACCTAGCTGCTAATGTTTTCTTCACCTGGTCTTTCTTCCATTTGTTCTGATCCCTCTTTCTAGGACATGATGGATCAGGTAGCTCCTCCATAAGCGTAAACATTATCTTCTTCTCGATAATGCTAACTATCTGCTCTATTGATTTTACTTCACTCATTACTCAGGCATTGTTACATCTGGCACAGCTCCTAAGTCCGTTAACAACTGCTTGCCTCCGTCTATTATTATCTCACTCATCATAGGCTCATCCAATTCCTCAAATCCCATCATATCTCTCTTCTCATTTGGTGTAGTCCACCACATACTATTTAACGCATCAGCTTGCATCTTCATATCCTCCTGCAATGCAGGTATCTCCGACAAGTCTATCTCTATTGTTCTCTTTACCCCATCAACTGAATACATCGGAATAACTCCCTTAATTATTGCATCTCTGAATAGATAGATATTAGGTAAGATAGAATTAGTGTATAACATCTTTTCAGCTGATGCCACATTATTATAAGTTGAGCTATCCTGATTGTTTAATAATATCTCAGGGAACTTGTATGCGTTACACAACTTAGTAAAGTCGATACCAGCAAGATTACTAACATCCATATCAGCGAGTGATAACCCCAATGCAAGATATCCCATTTCTCCAGCCGCAAAGTAAGGAGCGCCCTTATTCGAGCTATTACGTAAATAATTAGCAAAGTCATTTTTTCTCTGTCCTAAAGTTTCTATTGCAAAATCGCTTTTCTCATACACTATACCTGGTACACCCCCATTCTGCATCTGTGCTACTGACGCATTCAATGAGGCATTCCATCTTGTTAATCTCTTACTCAATACCTGCAATGGACTAAGTCCCCTCCACTGCTGACCATTCATAATAGTCGGATTGTAATACTTAACGTGTATTACATCATCTGTAGTCAGGGACCCATTAAATCCTGTATCAAAGTACTCATATCCTATAACCCTTTGAGGAAAGTACTCACTAACCTTAACGATTACATTCTGTCCCTTCATAGGATGTAGTATTACCTTCCCTGCATTAGGTCCCAACTCTATCACCTCCTTATACAGGAATAACTCACCACTGATGTATAGTATCGTGTAATACATCACTAAGTCCTCATAAGTAAGATTACGCAGAAACTCATTAAAGTTATCCTGCTCCGGTAAATCCTGCATCGCCTTAGACTGGTAATGCTTACCTAATAACGAAGTCTTTGAGTACTTCTTCATTGACTTCATAGCCATATCATCTACCACCTCATACCCATACATCGGAACTCTAGCCGCTGTCTGTGCTAGATACGATACGATAGAGTACACATCATCAACTGTGATGTATGTCTCTATATTCTCAATATTCTGCCAACTTGGATAGATAGATGTTGATACGCTTATTACATTCGATAGGTTTGTCCTTTGAAGTGCCTTGACCTGTTTTTGTAGATTCTCTACTGTCTTCGTCTTTCCGAAGAGTCTATCAATCATTCCCATATGCAAACACCATTTTAGGTTTTAACTCAAATATCTCACGCATCATGAACATATCTAATAAATCAGGTGAGTCTCCATTTAATTTAATCTTCATCTCATCTTTGCCGATAATCCTCAGCTTCCCATCATTATCAGCTCTATCCCTCTTTATAGCCTTTCTCTCATACATGAACCGCTGTCTTATCGTCATTGTGTTATCATACATCTTATCAGCAACCTTCTTATTAATCTTCATCTGTCCATCACTAACCCTACCGCCTGAACGATAAAAACATTGTGTCTTTAGGTTGAAGTAATTCTCTTTAATAAGCCTTCCTGATGCCTCATCCTTAACCGCCAATGCTGAAGTTCCACCATTAAATGGTACAGCTCCATGTATGAATCCGTCTATGTATGAACCAACCCCATCACTATCGTAACAAATATAACGATTTTCTACAGAATACTTACGTGCCATGTTAGAGATTAATTCTATCACCTGCTTCCCATCACTCTTATCCATTATCTCTATATCACACAACTCCATCCCCTCCCAATATCCAACCACTAACTTATTACTTCCCTTCATCGCAATATCTGCTGTGATATATTTACCCAACTTATCTACGTTCTTTAGATTCTCAAACAGTCCCATAAACACCTCATGCTCGTACACATCCATAGGACTATTCGATACTTTCCACTTTCCTTCCAACAACTGCCGCCTGGTATCTTCATCCTGACTTAGCAGATTACCAGGATATGATGGATCATACTCCAACCCCTTTTTATTGTCATAGATGCTACCCGATACAAATGTCAACGACTTAATAAAATCTTCTTTTCTTAACCCTGAGTCTGTCATCATTGGACTAATAATATGCTCAGCCTTCTCATACACCTCGTCATAGTTATCTCCCCATATGTAATCACTGCCATACTTTATAAAGTACCGCAGCTTACCTCGCCTCTCCAATATCGGGAACCCAGTATCTGCATCTATCCACCAACTAATCATCTTATACACCCAACTCTCAGGATCAGGATTACACGTTGCCCTTACATATGGCTTAACTCCACACCCTGACCGGTTACGTGATAGCAGATAGAAGAACATAGACTCAGTGAAGTGAGTCAGCTCATCGAATCCTAAGAAAGGTATCTGCGCACCCTGCCAATCATACTTATTTTTCTCATACTCCAGATGGCGAAAAGATATCTTTCCTCCTGATGGAAATTTCCAGTCTAAACTAGACTCTCTAGCCTCAGCGTTAAGTAATGGGTATAACTTCACCGATGTATCCCATAGTCCGCCCTCATTCCTTATCTGCACAGATGTACGCCTAAAAATTACCCCACCAAAGCCAGGCACAGTAACATGACGCAATGGATCTAATAACAGCGCAAAGGTCTTACCCACAAAAGCAGCCGCACCACCTATCACGATATCCGCCTTACTACTAAGTGCTATCTGTTGGTAGCCTACCTGTGGCTCTATGTATGTTATGTCTTGACTCAATTAGATGAAGGTAACTCGTTATCTATGTCGTAGCCATCCCGTCCATTGTCAGGTAGTCTGATTATCTGAACGTGCTGCACATCAGCATCTATCTCTATGTCGAACTTTTCTCTAGGCTTGCCTGCTGCGTGTTCCCATACGAACTTAACTAATGATGGCTCATCAGTCTGAAGTAATGCTTTAAAGCCATCTAGAAGAGAGCCATAGTGATCAGTAATAGCCTGTATAGCTATTGAGCATATACCTAACTCCTCTGCCCTTGATTTACGTCCTGCGCCTAATCTAGCGCCTCCTTTACCTGCCATTGATTTAAATTGAATATTCGATATAAAGATACTCATTTTCTACTAACTACATTAATTAGTATAAAATTTTCCACTAATTACATTATTTAGTATAAAATTTTCCAATAACGACCACGAATAACTCTGAAACCCTTGCTGTATCTTTGTTACATCCTATGAAAAACCTACTAACAAGCATACTGCTGCTATGCAGTCTTTGCCTATCCGCGCAATGCAAAGATGTCTTTGGTAATTCTGCTGAATGCCCAAGTGAGGAGGATAGCCTCACTCTTTATAACAATGCCATCAGAGTAGTCCAGTTCTACGACAGCAACAAGCTATACCACCTCACCAATACCACAAAGCTAGAAGGTAAGTCAGATAATATGGAAGTCTTTGAGGATCTGAAAGAAGCTCGTAAGATGTTCAATATAATCAGGAGAGAATTAAGAAATATGCCTCTAGATAAATTTACCACAGGTAAGCCTAATAAGGACTATAAGGACATCACCTACTTGCAGTACTACGATAACATCGATGAGTATAGATTCTATCAGCGGGAGCTAGAGAATCAGATTGTAAACGTAAATGCTCCCATGTCTATGTATGACTACAGGATAGCACCGGTTATTGTTAACACTTACAAATGTGATGATACTGCATCCATATTTTATAATGACCTGGTAAACATCCCTCTTTACATCCCGGTAGTAGTGAAGCCATTTGCGCTGTTAACAGAGCCTGAGATGCGGATAAGGAATAAGATACTAAATCTGCCTATGCCTATGAAGACAATTAGAAAGGCTGAGTATAGGGATTCAACTCCTGTTAAGCAGGTGTATGCAATAAGAGATACCATTCAACCTCCATCAATAGACTTCTATTCTAATTCAGGTCCTAGACTTCCTGTATATCTGTATAATTCCTATGGATCAGCCTGCGTGATAGGTTTTATGGTAGGACGTAAATTTAAAAAGTTAACCCATGAGCAATATGCTGATTATGCTGTATCTACATTTGCAAGATCTGTACTGGAGGATGATATCGCTCTGGATAAAATACTTCGAATAAAGTTTGGAGGCTACTATGATGGGTTACTCCAATGATACTTCTTTTTTCTACCTGCCTTACTTTTTACGCCCTTATTAACTACCTCTGTTAATGTTCCATTGCAATAGATTTTATAAGTGCTAGAATCGCCTTTAAATCGCTCAACAATAGCCTGTAAAATTTCTATCTGATTCTTAGCTATAGAAGTGCAGGAATAGAACAATATATTGTTCTTAAAAACCTTGTAATGATACTTAGGTTTTCCATACCAAAGAGGGGTTTGGTACGCACTAACGGATTTAACGGATTTTTTCATGTTTCTATTATATATTATTAATTAATTACTAAAGTTATAAAAATTACTAAAATAGGTTAGATACGTTAGGGATTTTGTAACTTATTGGTACTCATAGCATATTTCACTAACCTATTTTTTAAAAATGCGTTAGTAGCTAAAACAAATCCGTATTATCCGTTAGTGAATTAGCTATATTATTACTTTTTTTTGTTATCTTAAACATCTTAATGTTATTATGTTGCCAGTTTTTCTCATCAATAAATTCATTTCCTAACACATCTGATGCAATCACTAACCCTTTCTTAAATCTTTTTAGGGAGTAATCTTTTTTGTCTAATTCGTTGCTATTTAGGTATGATTTCCACTCATCAGTAACTGATACTAATCTGCCTGATTCTATGTCATCATAGTAGTCCAAAAACTCCTCTGTAAACTGCTGTTTTATTTGCTTACGTTTAAGCTTTTCTGAGTTATCCACCTGGACTATCCCATTGTCAAGATATGACTGTACACATATGAACATAAAGTTGTAGAACTTAGACCACTCATCCTGATCCCAGTCATCAAAGAACTTATGCCCAAAATGATCTAATGGAGTATATTTACTATTAAAAAAAGGAGCAAATTCTAGTACTCTTTGTCTCCTCCTACTATGTTCAGAGTTATTACTTATAGTATAATTAGTTGTAAAGGCTATTTTAGGTGATTCTGCAAAGTTTAAAAATAGCTCGTCTTGGTTCTTCTTTTCAATAGTTATACCCTCTGTAATAGTCGGATAATACTTCTCAAAATCTACATTTTTTGGACAGTCCTCAATAATCACTAATTTAGTCCCTAGTGTTACGCGCTGAAAGGCGAAGGTCTTATCAGGCTTAAAGTTCTTACCGTCTATTCTTACGATTGGAATAAGTTTACCTATGGCTTGAAAAAAAAGACCTTTACCGGTACCACCACCCTTACTCTCATCATCTGTCTCTTCAGCAAGTATGGGAGCGAATGGTTTGGACGGATCCTTATAGCTATGTAGGATATAACCTATAAGAGTCATAGCATAATGTACGCGCTGTGGATCATCAGCAGAAATCTTACATAGGAAGTTAAAGAATACACAGGATTTATGCTCAAAGTCAGGATTAATCTTGACATCTCTGTCAATAATCTGCGATTCCCAGATGTATTCATCTATGCTACCATAATTAATAGTGTCGATGCTATCCTTAGTGATAGTGATAATATTATTTTTAAATGGAAAGTAGCACATCTTTTGCTTATCGTGTAGGATGTTAACTTCGGCCTTATCAATATACTCAAAAAAAGACTCTGTAAATAGGCTTGTAGTGTGTTTCATTACTTGCTCCATAACATCAAGATGATTATGTTTAACTAGTTGTTTCTTTACGAATTTCTTAATGTCTTCGGCATATACCTCAGATATTTTTTTATTATCAGTATGTACTAGGCGATATGCTCCTGACTTTTCATTGTGAAAGTATAACTGTACAAAGTTATCATGTAGCCACTCCTGAAGCTTGTATCTTACTATAACAATGCCACGCTGTGTATTATTCCAAAACCAGCCATCATCATTATTCGTCCCATATATCTCAGATAATTGTCTGCAAGCTTTTTTGTAATCACCATTACACTCCAGATGAGTATAAAGAGCGAAAGGGTTATAACCTTTATTATGAAATGTCGTAGATGTGGTATGAGGGTAAAAGATACGCTTGTCCTTAAAGATAACGGCAGATGTTACACTTGATGTTTGTCCTGGACGCAGCAGATAAAATCTTTCATTATCTTCACGAACTACACTCCATCCATGTTTTTTTAGTAAGACAATAATATCACCACGCAGGTTATAATCATCCCATACTGATAGATTACTACCATTAGTAGGCATCACTGGTTGTTTAATATTCTCAATAAGTTGGGTAAAACTTCTAGCAATGCTGAGCAATAAATCACGCTCTTCAATCGTTATGATGGGTATATCATTACTATCCAATGGCTGATACCCTTCAGATGGCGGAGCTATGACATAACCTGCCTCACCTCTAGTCTCAATAAGTACGAATTGTTTTACGTTTGGATTAATAAATTTCTCATCTTCAGTAGCTGGCCTTTCTGCGAGCTTTTGGTTGCCTTCTATAACCTCACACTTATAATAGATGTGATAGCCATTAGACACAGTGCGGATGATTTTTAGCCGTCCATAAAGCTCAGGGTGAGCGTCTAATATTTTTGCTTCATACTCTTCCCATTTAATACCATACTTGCAATCCACGTCAATCACTTCAAGATTACCACTAACGGCACCGCATATAACGGCTATGCCTTTAGCTTTTGGAGTATTGAACATTTGCTCTAGTTCCTGATCAGTAGGTATTTTTGTTTGGTACTTTTTCCAAGCAAATATGGATGTCTTGGAGTTATCAGTTGAGATTACCGATAATCCTTTGTTGGCGTAGTTTTTCGCTGATTGTAATAAATTCATGTTGTAAGTCTTTGAGTGATTTGGTAATAAATACGAAGAATCCTGCTTCTATTAATTGTTTATGTCGATAGTGCTGTAGTTCAGATACTACTCCTTTCTCAGACTTTACTTCTATAAAAATGGTAACGCCTAGTTTATGTATCTGAAGGTCGGGCCATCCATTCTTATTGGTTTGTATAATCTTAACTACTAACCATCCTTCCTTTTCTAGCCAATGGATGATCTGAGATTGGATTTGTGATTCACGCATAGAATCGCAATATTAAGATAATTTTTCTTCCTTTTTAAAATATGATAGTGTATAATTTTTTTTATTAGTTACTGCCTTGTAGATTCTATCCTCAATACCACCTTTCGCAAATACCCAGTGTACTTCTGCTGTTCTGTCTCGGTCTTTACTTTGCAGCCTTGCTCTAACTTGAAAGTAAGTAATAGCTGAGAAGTCTATGTTGATACAGATGAGAGCATCAGCACTGGATAGGTTCACTCCCTCCCTTCCTGATACGAATTGAGACGCATATATCTGATTGGTATCTGAAGCATTAAACTCCTCAGCGCTGTTAGTGACGGTTAAACCCGACATCCTGCACACTGTCTCAATCATAAGTGCCTCTGCCCTGAATTTATAATAAATGGCTATTTTGCGCCCCTTAAACTTGTCTAGCACCCATTTTACTTTTGTATCGTCTAAAATCGCTCCATCTGCGCTGACAGCATTGTCATAGATAATAGTGCCACTATACAGCTGATGTAATTTATTGAGTAGCTTTACTTCGGTATCAGCCTCGATAACATCGCCATCTTTCCCGGTAAGTACTTTGTCAATACGTAGTCTGTTCGCGATCTGCATAATCTTAGGAGACATCTCAATATGGTGTACAGTCTCATGTACAAGTTCAGTGAATCCAGCCTCTTCCTGAGTGTATGGGATAAATAGATGTTTAGTAATGTCCTCTATTTTCTGTCTATTTGCGTTACTATAATCGTTTATTTTCCGATTAAAGATATATTTTTCAGCAATGGTGACATAATTCTTTGCCCATTCGTAGAACCGATGCTCAGCAAATGGAGAGAAGCTACTAACCCAGAACTGATGGAACAGCTGGGAGTAAGACTCAGGCGATGGCGTACCCGATAGATAGATAATGGGTAACTTACGACATAAGTCCTTCAGCTGTTGAGTACGTAATGACGCAATAGGATATTGACCTAAGGAGTGAGCCTCATCAATTATGAACAGATCAGGTCGCAGGTCTTTAATCTTGTGTAGTGATTCGAAGTTAATAAGATAGCATTTAAAGTCGTTGACATAGTTGTCAAGGTAATCCTGTTCAACTGATGACATAGCTTTCTTTTTTGTTACAAAGACTATCTCTTTTACCCCTAACTTCTTAACAGTCTCGAAGGCAGTAATAGTCTTACCAGTGCGCACCTGCATATTAAGATATGCAATTCTATGTACTTTTAGCATCTCACAGGCAGCAGTTGAGATGTTAATTTGATATTGGCGTAGTATCATTATCTTTGTTTTAATTGTTATCTATAATTAAATAGGCGAAGTTAATTGCGTGAATATATTAGTTATATGTTATTTTTTCCCACGCCACACTGCATATCATTTTTAGGCTTGACGTTCAGCATTTCAACTTCCATTAATTCGATAGCCTTAAAAATTTCAAAAGCTACCTGTGGCACTATTGCGTTTCCTCCTGCTTTGATACTTTCTGCTCTCCACTTTCCATAAGAAATGGTTGTAGTGTCCAATCCTTGGGGAAGCCCATCATTTCCATTATAAACAGGGGATTGAGTTGGGAAGTCTTTCCAGTCTGGTCTAAATAACTTATCGTATCTCTCAAATTGTTTGTTAATGGGTTGTGTCCTTTCCTGGGAACTACTCTGCCCCCCTTCTCGTCTGATGCTGTTGGCGTTGGAAGCAACCCCATTGCTGCATATCTGCTCAATGTCATTGAGTGCATACTTCCTTCTTTCACCTGGGTTGATTTCATATTGGCTGTTGCCATTGTGCAATCCATTGCCGTTACGGTAGGCAATAAACCAAACTCTATCTCTTCTATGTGGTGCGTTTTTGGAACAAGCTGGAAGTACATACGGGAAAACTTCGTACCCCTCAACTTCCAAGTCAGTTTGCACTTCGTGGAATACCAATCCCCCATTCCAATTAAGCAAGCCGAGAACATTTTCACCCACAACCCAACGTGGTTGAACTTCTCTAATTGTTCTAAGCATTTCGGGCCATAGATGGCGTTCATCTTCTTTGCCTTTTCTTTTACCGGCTTGTGAATAAGGTTGGCAGGGGAAGCCTCCTGTAAGAATATCAATTCTGTTTGCATATTTTGTAAAATCTGTTTTTGTAATATCTCCAAATCCTTCTGCTTTTGGGAAATGATGCCTTAATACTTTTTGCCCAAATTCATTCCACTCACACCAAGCAATGGTTTCCCACCCCATCCATTCAGCCGCTAAACTAAATCCACCAATTCCTTCAAAAAGTCCTATATGTTTCATACTCTTTTATAATTTGACGAGATGCTCCGCAGCACAAAAAAAACAACATATAACAAACGGTTTTGTGCAAGTGGGGCAGAAGTGCCAAACTCATCTTTTGTAATTCTATCAATCATCAGTTTATATTTTGAACATTTGTAATTCTATTTCCCCACCTGCACAAAGCCGCAAACGTTATAGCTCATTTAAAGAATCAACAGTCCAAATAATAAAATGACTTGGATTCATTGAATAGTATTTAGTTTGTGCTTCTGTTTCAGATGTAGCCATTATTTCAACCCATTCAGGATTAGAAGTTATTGTTCTTGTAATTTGCAACCGAAATAAACGAGTTATAACATCGGCTTGGCAAGATTGGGGGTTCTGTGGTAAATGGCTCATCTGTATTTCTATTTAAAATTTGTACTAAAATTGAGCGATTGTGCTTCTAAGTCCCCAACCTCGCCAAGCCGAGAACCGTTAGCAGTAATGCCAGCCGACCCACAAGCCGACTGACATACCACCATAATTTTAGTATCTAAGATTAACTTTTTCACGTCTGCGATAATTGTATATTTCCTCAATTAGCACTTTGTAATTTGTAACATTTGTGCAATCCTGCAAAGCAGTAGGTTGTATCTTTAATTTTTGCAATAACTCGGTAAATTCAAAGTTTTCGTTTTTAAACAAAGACATCATAGTATAAATAAAAGATCTCCTTCTAACTGCATTGTAATAAGGTTCAATCATCATTATTTTTTCAATTACATCTTCAGCATTTTTTAAAGACTTTACTTTAAAATCGCCACGATAAAAAACATCTATATCAATCTTATTTGGAATGCCTGATAAAAGCGACATTGTTTCATTATGCCCTAAATTATACTTCTCTTTAAATGAGGAGTATTTTAAATAATCATCATACCCAAGATTACAATACCCAGTTAAATAATCATCAGAATTCCAAGTCTTTGAGTTTTGGTTTAAAATATGAACTTCATTTAATCCATAACCTTTGCAAACAATGTAATATAATGGCAATTTCAATTCCTGTATTACATCAAATCGGTGTTGCCCATCAATAATC